ATCAGACGATGACCACTTCATGGGCCAGCCATGGGCCCATTACACAGAATTCTGTGTGCGAGTACCAGCAAACAGGTACGAACAGTATTCCGTTCAAAGGAACTGTTACAAGGCATACCCTTGTTTCGGAGACTATATCCGACCAAAAGCCCTTATGAGGGCCACTAACAACTTTAATAAAGTTGACCCCAGATTTGGGAGAGTCGCCCTACTTGGGCAAGAATCCGCATATATGCGGACGTCCCATCGGGACGAGGTGGCAGTAAACACTGCCAACGTGATACAAGATATCACACTCGGCCTAAACCTTGAGGCCTACATACCAATTTGCTTTGGTGGTGGTGGGAAAGTCCCGCCGAAGGGCTACGTGCCCTCTTGGCCTCCATCGGAGGCAAAGTCCTTCTTATTAGGACTCGCCACATGGGCGAGGGAACCAGAAAGGTACCAACGGGAAATCCGTGAGCAACAAATTAGTTGCGCAAGGCTTTATCAAAGCCACATGGGCGAGAAAGAATTCGCCAACATTCAACCATTGGTTGAACAAGTGGAAAACAACCCACGATTTCACAAGTATGTGATCGTGTCGTCTGGTGAACAGGCGGCAACAAATGCGAATATATCGAGTCGCATATACGACAATCCGTTGGTCGTGACTAGCAAAATGCTAGCAGAGAAGATATATATCTTCGGAAAGCTCTATAATGAGCTTTGCCCAGATGGGCCAGAGGTATTTAACCTGGAGTTCAACTTCGAACGACTTGTGAGGCCGAAGCCCCACGCGTTATTTACGCACTATGCGGAGGACATACTCCCCGAACACTACAATGTGTTCAGTCGGCTCGACAGGCCGTACACGATCTACGATCGGAAAGTTATGGAAGAATTTTCCATCATGGACATAAGACGTCCGACTATACGTAGTCTTTTGGGAATTACAACCCAGGAGGGAAGGGACCTCCGGCAGATGTATGAGCTGCCTCTTGCCTTACTAAAGGCAAAAGAGAACCCAAGAGATTGGGTAAACATTCCCCGAGAGGAATTGGATGACGACGTAGTCATCGAACTTATCAGAAGGAAATCTGAATTAAAAGTTCAAGTCATAACGAATGACAAAAAGTTGGCAGAAACCAACAGCTGGAGGTACCCACCTCCCACAATTTCTGAATTGCTATTCAGCGTGAAGGATATACAAAGTCCTTCGGATACCGCCTTGAGCGAAATCGATATGATCACTGTCATAGATACCGGGAACTACGCCGGCTTGGATGCCGTATGTCACGACGGCACGATCCTCACGAGGAGAGAGGTAGACCTCCTATTTTCGCACTTCCGTAGTGGTGTGCAAGCGCCGGTCAAGGAAACCGGACCAGATGGGAAACTCATTTCCCGTAGAGAGCTGTTCGATAAGCTCTAATTGTGAAGACGAATCTTTACGACATCTCGGTTAAACGACACCATAAGGGGCATAAGCTCCTGGCGCCAAAGAGTTGCCAAATCCACCCCACAAGCGGGAATCTAACCCGCGGCCAAGTAGGCCT